GTCGGTAGTATCTTCTAAGTGTATGCCGTTTAAGTATACGTCTAGAAATCCTGGCTGGTACGAAAACGAAAACGTCGTCTGGTTATTAGTAGCTGTATACTTAGCTCTACTCTGTATCGCTTCGGTTACCGGGGCTCTACCTATATATCCTGCCATTGTTAATCTCCGTTACTTGATTTTATTGTACTCATCTTATACTCCTATTAATCTAAAACCACTAAAAGTTGTAAAAGTAGCGTTTAAATCTTGTGCTGAGCCTTCTGTGTGATAAGTCCAAACTTCAATATAATCACCAACAGCCAGTTGTATTAGCCAAGTAGCATTGCAAATCATTTCTTGGTTAGACGCTGAACTAAACCATTTAGTTTCAGAAGTTGGAATTACTGTTCCATTTTTAGCAATTGATAGTCTAAAGTTTTCGCCATCATCAATATTAGTCATATATCCATTTACAGTAACAGAATAAACACCAGCTTTATTTGAAGGTACAGTAAATCTATTACTTGCAAAAGCATTATCTGTATCCCATATTTCAGTACCATAAGCAACTACAGTTTGAGTAGCATTTGGTATTGATTGATTAGATGATGCTTTAACTCCCCAGCTAGGTGTGTTACCAACACCACTAGCAAAATCAGCTTGAGCTATTGTTCCATCTTGTATCTTGTTGACTCCAGTTGAGCCACTAATTTCTGTTGGCATTTATTACTCCTTTAAGGTTTAGGATTGGCATCCTTAACAGCTTTAATGGCTTTGTGCCACTCACCTGTTGCGTCTAACTTACCAGCAGTCATATCGTGGTACAGTTGGTCTAACTGCTCCTTGACTTCTTCATAAGCTGTTGCCCTTGCTCTTTGGTATGCGTTACCATCATAGACACCCTGAAGTCTTGTAACCTCTGCGTCTATCTGTGATTGGGTAGGTTCAGTTTGTTTACTGTCCAGCCACTCTAAAGTGTCACCTCTCAATACCCATTCAGCTCCTGGCTTTAAAGATTGTAGGGCATCGACTGTTGTCATCTCATTTGCCATTTCTTGCTCCTGTTAAAATTAAATTAAAAATCATCCTGCTATTTCTATAAGTGTTATTGATGCGGTATTACTACCATAGCAACTAGCTACTTGTGCTCCAGTTGTAGATGTTGCAAATTTTGTTTTATAAGTTATCGAGCTTGTTGATGAAGGTGAGTCCAAATAATTTATAGTTGCCCTAGACATTTCAAAATGAGTTGCTGGATACCTTTGACCTAAATTTGCTGCTGAAGCTAAAGATGTTGAATCTCTATACAATAAAACTTCTCCATATGCTCCATTGCTTGCCCCATCCCACAATCCTAAAGGGTTAATTACTTGCACATATATTTTGCTACTCGAAGATGAAGGTGTTATAGATGCTGACAAGTTAGTATCAGAAAAACTAGCTGATGTTGATGTTATTTGTGTACTATAAAGACCTTGAACAACCTGTAACACACTACCAGTAGGCATACTTGCACCTGTCATTCCCGATAGCTGATTCTGTAAGGCTATAGTACCTGTGCCATCTGCGGTTTGTATTTGGTCTACTTTAATTTTTGATGCCATTAGCCAGCTACCTCCATAAGTATCATATGACCCGGTCTTGTATTATCTTGACCTATTAATTGGACACTACCGCCTGACTCAGTTGCTTTTATTTGGATTTTGTAAGTAGTAGCACTTGTTGTACTTGGTGAATCAATTTTATTAAGCGATACAGGTAAAGTTACTTCTTGTGAGCTTCCACTAACATCTCTTACTTGAATAACTTCACCCGCACCTCCTGAAATAACTGTACTTCCTCTTACAAGTTGATACCCAGCTCGGACACGAGATTGCCCCCACATTGCTAAAATAAAATTAAAATTACATATTATTTTTGAACTAGCAAATTTAGGAGTAATAGCTAGACTTGCGTTAGTATCTACAAAACTTGTAGATGTTGTAGTTAATAATGCCCCTATATCTGCTGATACAACTTGTATTATTGCACCAGCTGGCATCTGCAAATCATAACCAGTTGGTGCTTGTATCGCTTTGACTTCTAATGTACTCATACCACACTCCAGTTTCCGTTGACTGTGACTGTGTAGCCATCAGCGATTGTTATAGGCCCCGCACTCATCCCATTAGATGTACTAGGAATAGTAATGTTTTCGCTTATTGTTTGAGCATTAGTTCTAATAATACTAGAAGCACCTAAACTCGGGCCTCCTAGCTCGACAGCTGAATCTATTTTTGCAGCGGTTATAGCTCCGTTAGCAACATGAGCTGTATCTATACTACCATCTACGTAGTGTTCGCTATCTATAGAGTCATCTGCAATTTTAGCTCCTGTTACCGCATCAGCTGCAATCTCGGCAGTGCCTACTGCGTTGTCTGACATCTCTGAGTTACCTACTGCGTTGGCAGCAATACTATCGCCAGTTACTGCATTAGTAGCTATTTTGGCGTTTGTTACAGCGTCATCTTGAATATCAACTGTCTCAACCGCATTATCATCTATTGATACCGGTTGTCCTTTGCCAATGTATCCTGCCATTAGGTTATCTCCATAGCAGATAAATGAGCATCAAGCGATGAAGCTGCTGAACTCTTTACCTTAATTATATCTCCAGTTTCTAGTACTACTTTACCGTCAATAAACGATAGCGCTGTACCTGCCGGTATAGGCGTATCTTCACCTATTAAATTTATTACAGTAGAACTTGTTGTAGCTGTCACAGTTACATTTACTGTACTTGAAGTAACGTTTGACACCACGCCTCCAATAAGTACTGTAGTAGTGCTTGAAGGCACAGTATAAACTGTTGCTAAACTCGTCCCTACGCTGTTACTTGTGAATCTTTTAAACGTGTTTGCCATATATTATTCTCCTAGCCAAGTGCAATTGCCATAGCTATTGCCTCATCTGTAGCAGCAGAAGTACTAGGCACACCTAAGTTGGTTCTTGCTGTAGCAGCATTAGAAAGATCACTGAGGTTACTCGACTTCTCCATCTTGTCGGTGTTTAGGTTGGAAAAGTTCGAGTCTACCTCAGTATTAGTTAGAGGTGACCCTTTAGCGTTTCGATTTACTATCGTAGACATAAGTTACACCTATTCCCATTAAGAAGCTGATAAAGTAATTGTCCAAGTTACAGTCATAGTGTCATCTGCTGCTTTGTTAACAACGTTAAACTTAGTACGACATAACATGGTTCCACTTGTTGAAGCGTTAAAAATTCCTGCTTCAGTAACAGCACCTGTTGCATCACCAGCTTCAAAAGATGCTACGTAAGCAACTGCATTTGCAGTAACAGTAGTAGAATCTAAAGCTTCTCTAGCCCCTAGTAAAGTTACAAGGTCTGTTTGCCCTGCGGCTGCAGCGGTAGTACCTGAACCTAAAGCCATATGCGTCATCGCTGTCGCTGAAGCGTCTTTCATTCTAGACGCAATATAGTTTAGCCCTGTAGTTACTACAAGGTTTCTTTCTGTGCGCTCCTCCTTTATGTTACCGTCCTTGTCTCTAAGGACGATTCCTAACTGACCGGAGAGCTTCAAGTTTTCGTTAATCATAATTAACTCCTATTAAAATGTTCTGGAAGCCCCGACATAGTCTTCCTCAAAAAAGGTGAAGTCGCAGTATCCTTGACTTCGTAACGACCCCGCGTCGGTCAACGAGGGCGTTTCTAAAACAATTTTGTTAGGCACCACACTAGGTGTATCTGTAACACCGGGCGCTTCGCTGAAAGGATTTAACGTTACTTGCAGCGCAAAAGCGTCATTTATAGCAGGTGTATCCCCTAATAGTTTATCAAAATTATACTGGTGCGTTTCACTAATTGACGGATTTTCAGTTACGTTTTTACCCGTTTCTATAGTGTCTGAATCTGTAATAGCAGGTGATTCTGTAAAGCTTCTAGTAAAGGCAGCGACAATTGCAAGAACATCACTAACCGATGGAGTTTCGCTAGTATTCTTAACAAACTGCATTTCTTGGTCGTCGTTAGTAGATGCTGCTCCGTCTATATCATCTGTAGCATTTACGCTGTCACTAAGAATTTTATTTCTATCAAAAACTGCAGCATCGGTTGTGCCGGCTGCGTCAGCTGGGTTCTTAAAGAAAGCATTTACTATAGCATCTGTTAATGCAGGGCTTTCTGTGAATGCTTTACCAGTAGCGTAATCAAAAGAATCTGTCATTGATGGTGCTTCTGTTAGCGCTTTAGTTGCAGCGTAGGTGTACACATCTACAGCTCCGGAACCGTCTGTTAGAGTTTTACCTAAATTAAGTGAATGAGCTTCTGCAACATTTGCAGCTTCGTTAGCAATATTCTTATAAAAATCAAAGACTTCTGTGTGGGTGATTGAAGGGGAATCGTTAATAACTTTGTTGAACGCAAAGATTGCTTCATCAACTAAAGCAGGGTCATCTGATAAACCCTTTAAGAATGCGTATATAAAGCCATCTTCTACGCCCGTGCCATCCCGTACAAACGCATTACCTTCAATGTCAATCTCTGTAATAAAGTAACCTAACTCCACCGCCATGAGAATAGGTAAAAGCTTAGCTTGGTATGATATACCTAGTGTTTTTATTGCAGAGTCAGAAAGGTCAGGAGCAACAGAAGCTGTAATCCCTAACCGCTTGTAAGCGGCTTTAAGGGCAGCAATTGCTACTACTGATTTTAGATTCACGCAAAGTCCTCTCTAATCTTGAACTTAATTACGTCATATAACGTTTCTACAACTCCCCCACTTCTAGTCACCTCTATTTCTCCATGGTAAGTCCCTGGGTCTTGGTTCAGCTCCCCAGATGCCCAAGAAACGAGCACAATACCTCCGTTAGCAGGGGAACTAATAGTTAGAGTTTTAGTAAACAGTAAAGTAGTAGAACCTGCAGCCCTGAAGTGCATCCTCACAGTACCACCTGTTAAGTCAGTTGCGGTGCCTGTATCTTCATCAGTCAGGGTTATACGCAGCTGAGGGCCGGTATCACCTTGAACATATTTAAAAGTTTCAGCCATTTATCCTCCTAGTCAGCAAAGCCTACAGAAGCCACGCGAAGATTAACTCTTCTAGTGTCTCTTCCTTTAGCGTTAGAAATTTTACGCTCATAATCAATACGATGCTGCATAGCTAAGTCTGGGTTACTCCATTCTTTATTAGGAATCTCCGCAAGTCTAGCAATAGCTCCTGCCGCTATAGAGCGACCATGAGTGTCGAAAATAAAACTTTCTACTCCAGTAGCAGATAATTTTGGTTTAAGTACACCTAGACCGTTAAACGTATATTTCTGGTCTGGGGTTGGGTACAAGCGAATACTGTTATCGTCTAGCACCGAAAAATAAGTTGGCGTGCCTTTTATAGCAGTGCCGTCTTTGTTAACAGCAGGTTTAAAGTGCCTTTCTGACACTCTCTGCATCATGTTTCCATCTAAGTATAGGTACATTATATTTTCTAAAAGCGTACCCTTAGTAACATCTATCTCGTAATCTGCGTCTCCGTTACTAGTGTAGTCCGGTTCTATAGTGTATCTCCAAACTTCACTTTCAGCACAAAAATCAGCAGCAGACTCTTGTAAGTGCGATTCTATAACAATCTCTGGACACCCAGGAACATAAGGTTGTACATAAGGGTAAAAACTTGCCCATAAAGTAGTAGCCATTTACACTGCCTCCGTAGGTGAAGAGCCTACATCACTCTGCGTCTTATTACCTATAGACGACATAAATGTCTGGTAATGAGCACCTGCTCTGGCAGCATTTGCTGCAAATTCAGCATCTTTAGAGAAAGCTCTATATAGTATCCAATCAGTAATAACACTTAAATATGTGTCATCTACTTTTATAACTTCGGCATTACTGCCGGTTGGGTCTAGTGCAGAAGCACTAAGACTATGTGCCCCAGGTAAATCAGCGTACACTACTTCTAGTTGAGCAGAGGTAGTAGCTGGAGGGAACACAAAAAATTCTTTAGGTTGCCTAACATCAAATGTATAGTTTTGAATGTTTACCGAAGCGGTGTCAGTATGCCAAGCTGGACGTTGGTCATCTAAAACACTTCTGTCTATAAGGCGAACTACTTTTTTGTCTGAGCTAGATGCTAAATTTCTTACTACATCTAGTAAACGTAGTGCAGTGGAGAACCCTGACGTGATTGTTTGTCTGCTACCAGCAACACAAGTAAGTGTACCGGTCTTAGAACTAGCGTCAGGCCTTAATAACGCAATTTGTAAGTACGACTCATTAAGCCAATTTTGCAACTCGACGCGTGGCCATCGTACATTTGAATCTTGTAGAACATCTTCTACGCGCTTAATAACTTCTATAACTTTTATTGTTGCCACATTCTACTCCGTACGTTGA